TACAGTAAGTGGTAATCTCGAGGTTAAATCTACTACTGCTGACGGTAACTTCTTGCCTGAGATACGCCTTAAAAGAAATGGCGGTGTAGACGCAGGTGATGACGGTGACTTATTAGGTGCTTTAGTTTTTGAAGGCGATAGCTTTGATGGATCGCAAAAAAATTACGCTCGCATCGGTGCGTCTATTAAAGATGACGGTACTGGTATTACTGGTGGGCAAGTCGAGGGCGAAATTAGATTTGCTTGCGCGGCAGGTGATGACGGAGCGCCTGAATTAGAAAGTCCCTCAGCTAGAATAGATAGCCAAGGCATACATACTAACGAAAGTATTATTGACGGTACTGGTAATAAAAACTTCTTCCACACTCATAATTGCGGCTCTGGTGGCGGGTTAAAGTTTCACTCTAATGACGGCAACCATACAACCACAATTAAAGCTAAAAACCCATCTGCTGACCAAGACATAACCATACCTAACGTAACAGGCGATATAGTCGTAGCTTCTATAGCTGGCGGCTCTATTAATGGCGGTGGCGATACAACAACCCCTAGAACAACTTGGTCTATTTCTCAATTTGTAGCTAACCCGAATAGCACTTATATGCATTTTAATGACGGTAACACTAATGATTTAACAATTTCAGTGCCGTTCGTTGGTGTTGATGCGGTTACGATAGGCTCTAGCTTTAAATTTATAAATGCTTCACCCTCAGATTCCGATATTATTATAGATATTGATGCTTTCTCATTTGCTGGAACAGCGGCTTATGCACTTACTAAGCTGGACGGCAGTAGTAATTCGGTTATTTATAGTTTTGGCAGTAATTTAACTATAGATTCTGGCGGTCAAATAACTTTAACGGCTGTTTCGGCTGGCGTGTGGTTAGTAGAGGGTATAGGTTACTCATAATGGATTTAACAATGGAACAAAAGATTGATAAGGCTCTAGCGCGTATAGAAGGCCATGAAAACGTATGCGCTGTACGCTATGAGAATATAGAAAATATATTAGAAGAGCGAGGTACAAGGCTCGATAGATTGGATGGTAAAATTGATGGACTATATAAAACAGTCATTGCTTGTTCGCTTACTCCTATTATTGTTGTTGTTGCAATTATCAAATTTTTGTGATGCACAAGAAGAGCAAGCCGCTACAGTAGGTGACTTTGGCTCTAATAACCAGCAAAGCGCCGAGAGTATCGATAACAGGACGACTACGACCGTTACACAAGAGGGCGCTGTAGTTAGTACTGCGGTTGCTCCAAGCGGCTCTAGCTACAATCAGGACGTATGTGTATTCTCTGGTAGTGCTGGCGTACAAACACAAATGTTTGGATTAGCCATTGGCAAGCCTGTCGTAGATCAAAACTGTGAGCGTTTAAAGCTGTCTAAACAGTTACAGGCTCTAGGTCTAAAAGTGGCTGCTGTTAGTGTTATGTGCCAAGACCATAGGGTATGGTGGGCTTTATATGAATCGGGAACGCCCTGCCCGACTAATCAAGGATTAATTGGAAATGATGCGTACACTTTTTATAAACACCGCCCTGATAGGGTTCCTGATCAGCCTGTCGTTTACCGCGAAGAGTCAAACAGACCTCCAAAACAGTACAGCCGTCATAGACAGCCTAATAAGTGATGGGGCTAATAATTTCATTTCGCAAATGGCTGAAAATATGGTCGATGGCACTACTGATATTGTGCATCCTGATACTGGCAAGCAGTACCATGTTACCCAAGAACAACTCAATGCATTTAATGCTGCCTATTCTTTGGCACTCGCCGAATCCACTCAAGAGCACCTCACTGCTTTGCTGATTCAAGATCAGATTATCGGCCAGCAAATTGAATTTGAAGAGCAAAAAAATACAATGATTAACGAAGCTGAAAAGATGGCTGCCGTTACCGCTATTGCTGCTGAGATAGAGGTTGCCAATGAGTCAACTAAGATCGGCATGGAGAAGTATGCAACTGATAACGACTTGCGAGAAATAAAGCAGGATACAAGAGATAAGTATGCGGCTAGTATAGAAGGTATGGTAGTAGCTAGTCGGACTAAAAATATGCTTGAACAGTACGAAGGAGCAATAATTGAATCAACGACCTTTGTCACACAGGCTTCCGGTACTGTTCAAGCATTCTACGATTCCGCATCTGTACAAATAGATCAGATGTACCTAGACCAACTAAACGTAGCTTGGGCTGGTGAAGTCGTAGGTGTAGAGAATCAGTTTTGGCTAGTGAATTCAAATATGCAAGGTGAGTTCTACCCTGATAACATAGAGATGCAACCATAATGAGAGCAGAACAAATTAGCACATGGATTGGTATAGCTACCGCCTTTGCGGGTGTAGTAGCCTCGTTTGTGACAATGGAGACAAAGTTAGAAGCCTTAGAAAATAAAATGGCTGAAATTTATAATGTTGAAGAAATACGTGCGCTTGAGCGTAGATTGACTACACTTGAGGTAACACAACAGAATAGTGATATAAGCCACATCTCAGCAACCATAGCAACCATACAGGGGAATATTAAAAATGTTGAAACAAAGATTAGTGGAATCAAAGAAACGGATACAAGTGAAATTCAAAGCGGCGTTCGCGTCAATAAAAGCAGAATTAGCAATCTGGAAAGCAAAATTGAAAGGATTAGTTATCAGGTTGAAAAAAGCAATCAAAATCCACTAGGGTGATCGCATGGCTAAGAAAGACCCACGACTAGAAAAGAATAACTTAGAGGGCTTTAATAAGCCTAAACGTACACCTAAGCATGGCACTAAAAGCCATGTTGTTCTCGCTAAAGAGGGCGACAAGGTTAAGCTGATACGTTTTGGCCAGCAAGGTGCAGATACTAAACCGCCAAGAAAGGGTGAGAGCGATGCTGATAAGGCTAAACGCGCATCCTTTAAAGCTAGACATAAGAAGAATATAGACAAGGGTAAGATGTCAGGCGCATACTGGGCCGATAAGGTTAAGTGGTAAACTAAAGGGAGTTACACAATGGACGCGAATCATTTAGAATTTTGCTCTACTGAGAAGCAACTAACCGCCGTTAAATTATATATAGAAGGTCACTCGGAGCATCAGGTGGCTAAATTAATGGGCGTTTCTCGCGCTACCGCACAATCATTTAAAAGAGCTGTAAGAAAGAAAGCCGCTGCAAAAGGGTATGCCCCTGACAGCGATATGATTAGAATCTGCCCTAGCAATTACAATGTTAAGGGAACCTCTACCCTCTACGGCGATGACGGACAAGTTAAAGTCCAATGGGTTAAGACTGACCTAGAGAAAGAAGACCAGCTAGAAGCTGTTGAGACTGCGCTTAAAAACTTCATTAAAGACCACGAAAAACGCTCACCATTCGTACCGACACCAACTAAAAGTAAGCGTAGTGATGAATTAGCTGTAGTTAATATCGGTGATGCTCACTTTGGTATGTACGCCCATAAAGACATTAGCGGCGACAACTACGATGTAAACATAGCAGCGCAGCGTCACAAAGATGTGTTCATGCGCCTTATGAATAATGCTCCAGATTGCGACACTATCGTTATTAATCAGCTAGGCGATTACTACCATGCTGATAACTACGAGAGCACGACCACTAAAGGCACACGAGTGGACACAGATGGCCGTTTAGAGCACGTATTCCTCATAGGGCTTGAGGTTATGTCGTTTATAACTGAAGAGGCTCTAAAGAAGTTTAAGAAAGTAATTGTTCGTCACGTTAAAGGCAACCATGATTCTGTTTTGAGCATGGGAATCAAAGCGCACCAACAGGCATACTGGCGCAACAATAAGCGGGTTAAGATTGAGATGTCACCTGCACCTACTTGGGTATTTGAATGGGGTAAGACTGCTTTTCTTGTGTCACATGGACACGCACCAAAACCTAATAAGCTGGCTGAATACTTTACCGCAAAATATCCAGAAGAGTGGGGACGGACAACACACCGCTACTGCTATCATGGCCATATACATTCCAAGAATACAGCTATGGAAACTTATGGCGGTTGTATTACTGAATCTTTTGCTGGACTACCTAGTGCTGACGCATGGCATAATGAGCAAGGGTACGTAAGTGGGCAATCCATGTGCTTGATTGTCTTAGATAAGGAAAAAGGTGAGGTTCGCCGATCTACTGAGAGGTTGTAATGACAGAAGTTGATAATATTACCGACCACGATGGCTATGATTATTACAATTCAGCAACAGATGATTTGTATCTAAAGATATTGGACTTGATATATGAATATCAGGAAAGAGAGCTGATAACAGATATAGACGCTGTTGGTATACTTGAATGGGCTAAACACCAGATTTTATCATCGGCTTTTCAAGAAGAGCAAGAGATATAATGACTGTTAGCGAGAGATATAATGACTGATAACGTGAATCACCCCGCACACTACACGCATGGCGAGATAGAGACTATTGACTATATTGTTGATGTTTTAGGTGTGGAGGGAGCTATAGAGTATTGTCACGGTAATGTGATTAAATACACTGGCAGCAGATTAATGACTAAAGAAAACCCAGTACAAGATGCCAAGAAAGCTGTCTGGTATATGACTAAAATGATCGAACTAATGGAAAGTTTAGGAGAGAATTATGCCCCAAGGTAAAGGTACATACGGTAGCAAAGTAGGCGCACCACCAAAGAAGAAAAAGAAAAAACCAATGAAGAAGCCTAAGAAATGAATTTTAAATCTATTAAAAGCTTAATTGGCGCTGTAGCTCCAGTTCTAGGTACGGCTTTGGGTAGCCCTCTAGGCGGCGCTGCTGCGTCTGCAATTGCATCTGCTTTAGGTTGTGGAAACGACACTAAAAGCATTGAGAAAGCCTTACAGAACGCCTCACCAGAACAATTGCTTGAAG